GTCTATTATACGCTTCTCTTTCTGTATACTGTGACGTACCTCTTCTACATTACAAGGGTGAATATCAGCCAATACGGGCTTTAGAAGCTGTGTTGCCATCCCATCACCAAAGTTACTCTCAATGACGATATCATTGACGTTATGTTTCTTGGCAATATTGGATAGCTTCTTAAGTGTGTCATCAGAGTATCCACCCTCTAGACCACCAATGGCAGTCAGATAGAGAACACCATGTAACATCTTAAGTACACAATAGGCTGTTTTATCTGCCCCACGACCAGCAGGGTCAATAGACATCACTGAGCCTTCAAACTCTGCAAATTCATCGGACATATATAGGTAAGAAGTCCAATAGTCACCCTTAAGTCCTACATTAGGTAACTCAGAGTCAACAGCTTTGATTTGGTCTATACCTGAAGCCCATTGTATTTTGGCTGGAGCTTCTGTCCATGTGCTGCAACCTGAGGCTATAATAAGGTCATTAAGCTTCAATGGGTATTTATTAGCATCAGATAGACTAGTATCCAACATAAACTGTAAATTAAAGCCTGACCTACCATATGAGCTTAAACGCTCCATTAAGTCGATTTCATTAAATCTGGTAGGGTCAGTAGGGTCTCCCTCTTTACTGTCCATATCAGCGATTACAGGGGCTAATTTATGCCCATATCCAGTCCTTTGTGCTTGGTTAGGAATCAATGCTGACCATATACGTGTTTTGAAACCTCTTTCTTCTAAATCATTGTATAAGGACATCTCTGTTTGTGGTGTCCCAAGAAAGATAATACGACCTATTTTAGGCTTTATAATAGCGTCAAACTCTTTTACGGTCTCACCTAAGCGGTCACGCATGAGTTGAGTCTGTGAGTTATTGGCAGATTCTACGTCATCAGCAATAATAATATCAGCTCGTGAGCCTGTTAGCTGTCCCGTAATCCCCATAGACTTCACTGAGGGGGCGTGTGAAGCCTGTGCTGGGGCAACATCAAAAGATACCTTAGAATGTCTTTGACTATCCTTAGGTTGTAGATGTTGTAATAACGGCATTTCTGCAATTAGTCTTTGTGTAAATGTACTAAAGTCATCAGCCCTCGTTTTACTAGCTGATACTACCAATATGTTACGCTGAGGGTTCAGCAGTAATTGGTGACATACAAACGCAGAAGTAATCCAAGACTTTCCTACGCCCCTGAAAGCTTCTATTACTATACGTTTCTCTTTGGATTGTAGATAGTCTGCTATATCGTATTGTATAGGTGTTGGCTCAGGTAGATTGAGGTGTTTCCAAGCTAGATACAAGAAGTTCTTAAAGTTATCTATCTTATTCATCTGTGTCGAACGGTAAGTCCTCTAGTATGTTGTTAGCTTTTTCTACGATATCAGGACTTGAGTAAGTCTTACAGATATCTAAGCATACCTTCATCTCACTTGCAGATATTTCATCACCTGACTTAAGCTTCCTATAAGCATGAGCCACCAGTAATACAGGTAACTCTTCTACTATCTTTTCTATTTGTTCATTTTGGTCTGTCATTTTATCTCCTTACGGCAGCTGAACCGAAGTAAAACCCCGATACTGCCGCTAAAAAGTGTGTATCAGCGTTAGTTATGACTATACCTGTAAGACCAGCAAAGGTAGTTACCTCTTGTGTATAGCCAAATATCCACCACCCTTCTTTGACTTGCTCTAAATACATTAAATGTACCGCAATTGATGGGTCTATAAAGACGGCTAGCTTTGGTAAACATATAATAAAGAATACTGCTAATAATGCCATCCAACGACGGGTCACACTTTGGAAGTGTCCACCGTGATTACGTGCGTCCTGTATGGCTGCTCTATCAACCTCAGCACGTTGTATTAAATACTTTTGTTGTTCTGCCTTGTCTTTCTGACTAGCTGACCACAGGCTTAATACACCTGTAAGTAAACTACTACCTAACATGGTAATAACTTCAAAAGGTATCATTACTTACTCCAAAAGTATCCAACAATAATTGTGGCTATACCACCTAACCACATAAGAAAACTAACAGCTCCTTTACCTTTGGCTACATCTTCTTGTAACGATTCTACTTTTGTCTCCAGTCGGTCTAGCTTTTCAGCAAGTTGTTCTAAGGTTACTTTCATTATTAACTACCTATCAATGCATTTACTTCTGCATCTGTTAATCCTAAGTCTTTTAGTTTTTGTCTGCCATTTGCTTTGTCAGTTTCTTTTTGTGCATCTGTATCTTTTATTTCTTGTATCTTTGCATTTACATCTGCTTGACTTGGCATAGTTGCACCCTCTTTAATAATCTTTATGTATTGATATTGCATACGTTCAGAATTAGGGATTTTGTTTCCATTGTCATCTTCTTTTTTCCAACCATACCAATTGACACCATTAGTATCATTAAATGTTTGTAATGCTTCTTGTAAATAATCTCTTTCCATTTCTATGTATCTCCAAGTTTAAGAACTACAAATCCTGTTCGTTGTTGAGTTGTATTACCAGCAAGATAAGTACCTGTTGCAAAGGAACTAGTCCTAAATCTAAATTTATGAGTTGATACATCAGTTACATCAAAAAGAAAATGACTAGATACTGTACCTACTGAGTTATTTCCTGATGCTGCATTACCTGACCCAGTTTGACAAACCTCAGTATAACTAGAATTATCTAAAGTAATATTTAAATTAAGATTTGAAATTTTATCATTAGATGCAGAATCAATACGTCCTATATAATCAATTAAATATATACCTGTTGCAGGGAATGAAAAAACACCTGAACTTTCAGTTAATCCTGTTCCTATTCCACTCCAACCACTATTATCATTTCTTTCCCAATTAGTTGTTACGTAACCATCTGTACCTGAATTTGTATCAGCACTCAATCTCCATTGGTCTACCATTGTAATACCACTTGATATATCAGATGTAAGAGCCATTGTACCTGTAGATGCAGGTAAAGTTAGAGTGTTCGTCCCTGCTACAGCAGGTGCTGAGATTGTAATTTCACCTGAAGTATCACCTGTTAGTTTTATACTTGCCATTATTCTGCTTCCTGTATTGTGTTACCCTCGGCAATCCATTCTTGAATTGCTTGGTAATGTCTGTTGCTTGTATCTTCAGGAACATAATAAGTTTGTCCATCAGAAACTAATTTATATCCTGATGTTATTCCCTCAGATTCGGTATGTTGTACTGATGTAATATTCATAATATCTCCTATAATTCTGAATCTGCTTCTATATAAGCATCTGTATCATTACTTGCTCTTAACATACACCCATTACCTGCTGATGCACTTGATGTAGTAATGTCTAATCTAGCACCCTCTAATGACCTAGAATTATTGTCAGATGCTATTGATGACACTGACCTAGAATCTCCACCCTCAATAACTTGGAAACTTCCACTAGAAGAGAATGTTGGTAATGCTCTCTGCTGTGGAAATCTCTGCATAACTCTTGCTGTAGTTGAGTTGGAAACAAATCCATTTGCAAAAACTGAATAAGGTGCATTGGAATATTGTCTATAAAAATATCTTGAACATCTATTGAAACTTGTTGTTCTATCTTCAAACTGAAAGTCAGGTATGCTGTTAGCATCAAAACTTCCTACTTCTAGTTGAACACCTGTTATGTACCAATCATTAGATGTACTGTCTGCTAGGTTTACATTTCCTACTGCTCTGTTTGCATTTGTTCTTGTAGCCCAAGAAGTTTGTAAAGTTCCTGATGTATAATCTGTTCCAGCAAACAAATACCAATTAATTTGTAGACTTTGTGCATTGTCATTATCAAATGCACCTGTTGTATCACCTGCAAAACTTAATACTTTTTTCTCCCAAGTGTTTGCACTATCTACTGTGTAAGATTTAGATATGCTTCTATTATTGTCAGCATCAAATAATTCTAAAATATATGTTCCTGTTTTAGCTGATTTAACCCAAAAAGAAAAAGTAACTGATTCAGCATTAGATGTGCCTTTTTTTAACATTTGTATATTTTGTCCTTCAATTCTTGTTTGCACTCTAAAAGCAGTTGATGTGCCTAAAGAAGCATTTGCTGTCGTACAATCATATTTTAATGAATTTGAAAATCCTTCCCCTGTTGGAACATCACTATCTTGTGATATAGTAAATTCAGCAGATATTGTACCTGCTGTGCTATTTTTCCACCTATCTACAGTATGATATGCATCACTATTAAAAGTAGAAACTGAAGTACCTCTTTGTGCTATTTGCATATCACCATTTATAATCAATGGAGTAGCAGTCTTTCTATCTAAAGCTACTGTGTTATCTGATACTGTACCATGTAAAGTGAGAGCCATAATTTATTCCTTTGGATTATCTGTTTTAACTTTAGCAATTCTTGTTTTCCAACTATCAATGCCATCATCATAAATCTCTTCTAATTGACTTTGCCAACTACCATATAATTTTTTTCTAGTATTGATAATATCAATATTATTTTCTACTGTTTGTGCTTGTGATTCTAAGGCATCGAGTTCTGATTGAGTTGGTTGAGTATCATCTATATTCCACTCTTTTATATATACTCCTTGTCCAACATCTTCTAATACAACTTCGTTCATAAAATTTATTTTACGACCTAAGAATAATTCTATTTTTGTTGCTAAACTTGCCATTTATACTCCTGCTAATCTAAACATACCAAAATATTGGTCTCTCATGTATTTTGCACTTCCGCTATTTTGTAATGCAAAAACTTTTACTGTATCACCTGCTGATAAATCTAAAATAGCATCAGTTCTAACACGAGGGTCAGCTGCATCTAAGTGACTAAAATGAGACATGTAACCCTCATAAACATGGACTATAGAGCCACCATAAGGATAAACGTCATTTACTTTAATACCTAATCTCATTATATCTTCTTGTGGAAGATTACTTATTGATGTAGCAAAACTAATAAAATATTTTCCACCTTTCCCTGATGGCACTGTAAATGTTCCACTAGAATAAGCACTAGCAGTATCAAACACTTCTGTTGCAGGAGTTAGATGAGTTTGTGTGTTGTGTGCAACTGATTGTCCTGTTTCACTAACTGCTGAAAAAGCAGGAGTATTATCACTACTTGCAACTCCTGTTAGTGATGAACCATCTCCAATAAAAGATGTAGCAGTTACATTACCACTTGCGTCCATAGATACTCTTGTCGTTCCATTAGATTGTAAATCTATAGCACCACTTGTATCTGATACTATTTTTAATCCATTAGTTGTATCGGCATTAATCTTAACTGTCATAGTATTACCCACCTAGCACCACTCGGTACTGTTACAGTAACTCCACTAGCTATGCTGATTGGAGAGACTGACATACCATTGGTATTTGTTGTTAATGTGTAATCAGCATCTATGCTGTTACTGTTTTCGTAAATAGCTCCACCTGCTGATGCACCACCACCGATACTACCCCATGCAGAGCCGTCATAACCCTCAAATGATGTTTCATCTGAGTTAAATCTTATATAACCAGCTGATGGTGAACCATCACGTTGTGCTGTAGTACCTGATGGTAACTCAGCTGACCCTGTTGTACTGGTTTTAGTAACCACACTAGTAAGGTCAGTTACTGCATCATTCCAAGCTGAGCCGTCATAGACTCTCATTTTGTCTGTTGTTGTATTGAAATACAAGTCACCAGCACTTAATGCGTCACCGTCATTGTCTACTGTAGGGTCAGAAGCCTTAGCTCCTAAATATGTGTCATCAAAGTTATCTGCTGCTGCCTCAGCTGCTGCTTGAGCTGTTTGAGCTGCGGTCGCAGAAGTTGCTGCGTTGGTCTCAGATGTAGCTGCATTTGTAGCCGAAGTTGCTGCATTAGTTTCTGATGTAGCAGCATTGGTCGCAGAAGTCGAAGCCGCAGACGCACTAGACGCCGCATTGGTTTCACTGGTAGAAGCTGCACTAGCTGAGCTAGCTGCTGCCGTAGCAGAAGAAGCTGCGTTAGTTTCACTTGTAGCTGCATTAGTTGCAGACGTAGCTGCATTTGTTTCTGATGTACTAGCATTACTGGCTGCTGTAGAAGCTGTAGACGCAGAGGAAGCTGCGTTTGTAGCTGATGTTGAAGCATTTGATTCGGATGTTGCAGCATTAGAAGCTGAAGTTGAAGCTGCTGACGCACTGGCTGCTGCATTTGTTTCAGCAGTTTCTGCATTAGTCTCAGCTGTTTCAGCATTAGTCTCAGCAGTTTCAGCCGCTGTTTCACTAGCTGCTGCTGCGGTCGCACTAGCTGCCGCTGCTGTAGCCGAAGCTGCTGCATTGGTCTCACTAGTAGAAGCGTTGGTCGCACTGGTTGCTGCATTAGTTGCCTGTGTTGTAGCCTGAGCTACCTGAGCAGACATAGCTGTTTCTGACCAATTCTTAGTAGCTGCGTCCTGTGCGTTCACAGGGTCAGCAACGTTGGTCATACGTTTATTTTGTGCGTCCCATTGGAAATTTGTTGCTGATATTTTAACGACGTCATCTGCGTCATCAATAGCTTCTTGAGCCATAAAGAAGGCTTGGTCACTATCCGTGTCTAAATCTGATTCTGTTAGTACTGAACCTGACGCATAATCTACGAGCTTTGTGCCCTGACTTGTGGTTCTACGGATTTCTATAGCTGTAGAGGAAGCTGGAGCTGTGGTAAATGTAACCTGTGTACCAGCACCATTCCATGTAAATGCTGTAGTTACAACACCATCTATAGTAATAGAGACGTCTTCTTGTGCCCTATAGCTAAAAGGTACAGAATAGGTAGCTGTGCTGCCATCACCTGTATACCTTACAAAACTGTTTGCCATGTGTTTC